AAGGGTGTCAGCAAAGCTGAGCAGCAATCTATCAATGACGAACAGGTCATGTCCCGTATGTCTAAGAAAGAGTTGCAAGAGATCATAGACAGGGGTGAGAAGTTTGCTGAAGAAAAAGGTAAGACCAACCAAGACAAGGGCCGTAAAGGAATTGGTGGGTACAGCAAAGCTGATTCAGCTTCCGAAGAGTTAAAGCGTAGGTACTTCAACAAGAAAAATAAAGATACAGGCGATAAACGCCAAGTAGGTGAGTACAGTAAAGGTGGTGTAGCCAAGAAGGCTCCTGCTAAGAAACCGGCACCCAAGAAGAAAAAGTAAATGAGTGACTTTCCTGAACGGTACAAGAAGATGGGTTTCACTGGCTACAACAAGCCAAGGAAATCTTCTAAGCCAGAAAAGAAGATGATGGTTGTAGCCAAAGAAGGTGAGAAGGTTAAACTGATCCACTTTGGTGATAGCAGCATGGGGCATAATTACAGCCCAGAGGCACGTGCTAGTTTCAAGGCTAGGCATGCTTCCAATATCAAGAAAGGTAAATTGTCTGCTGCGTACTGGGCGGATAAGGAACTGTGGGCAGGATCGGGTGGATCTACCAAACAACCACCCAAATCTCAAAAACACGTGAAAGGAAAGTGAGATGGGCATTAGTAGCAAGCTAGCAAAGTACATTAGCAAGGAAAGAAAAGCCGTAAAAGGAAAACCAGAAGCAAAAGACGTAGAAGCCGATCTTAAGCAGATGGAAATGCAGAAGCTGAAAAAAGCTGAATTGCAAAAACTTGCTACGGGCCGGGGTGAAAAAGCAAGGGCTGCTAAGTTAGAAATTGAGCGCAGGCAGTTTAATCGAGAGTATGGTTCAAGTGGAGAAGGCGGCGAGGCTATGTCTGGCCCTATGCAACGTGAACTTAAAAAGTTTTATCGTGGTGAAAAAAAATATGACCAGCTTGATCCTAAAGCTATGAGATTTGGAGATGAGGAATTCCGTAAAGGTGGCATGGTTAAAAAAGCACCTGCTAAAAAACCAGTTGCAACAAAAAAACCTGCAGTAAAAAAACCAATCAAGAAAGGGAAGTAAAATGGCTGACATACTAGGTAAAGTGCTCCGTAGGATGGGGCCAAAGAAAGTAAAGGAAATGGATGCCGCAGCTAAACGTGCTGCAGGTTCCCCCGGCTACGACGATGACACGATGGAAGCCATCAAGCAGTTGGAGCGTAAGGAAAAGAGTGGCAAGCTGACTGCCTCTGAGGAAAAGGAACTGGATCGTCTGAATCGCCGTATGGTTCGTGAGTCTGGTGCTGAGAGGGCAGAAGGTATGCCCAAGTCACAGAAGCCACAGCGTCTGACTGACAAGCAGAAGAAAGAGATGCAAGAGTCCCTGAACTTTAAGAAGGGTGGTATGCCTACTAAGAAGTATGCCAAAGGCGGTATGGGCACAGCTAACTGCGGTGCTTCTGTTAAGCCTAGCGGCGGATCACGGAACAAGTAATCATGGCAGGCAGCGAATATAAATCCGAGCGTACCAAGAAGCTTGAAAAGGCTAAAGTGGATAACGACATGCCTGCAGTTAAGAAGGCTGTACGTGGTGCTTTCCTTGGGCTGTCCCGTGCTTCAGACAAAGTAGAGGGAATGTTTAAAAAGGACGAGAAAAAGGAAGAGGGAGAAAAGAAGATGGCTAAGGGCGGAATGTCTAAGAAAGCATTTAAGCCTTGTGCCGGTTGTCCTACTCCTGCCAAGTGTAAAGCTGCTGGCAAATGCATGATGAAAGAAAAAAAGGGCACCAAGAAAGCAGCCTCCGGCATGCTGGTCATTCCGGTGAAGATGTCTACTAAAGCCCCAGCCAAGAAGAAGTAAAATGGGTATAGGTGCTAAACTCGGTCCACGTGTTGCTAAAATGCTACAACGTAGCAAAGAAGAGGCCATTAGAAAAGAAGCCCCACGTAAAAGATTGACAGAAAAAGAAAAGAAAGAGATAGCCGAAAAGAAAGAAAAGGCCCAAGAGAAAGCAGAAAAGACTGCAAAAGAAACTTTGATTCAAACGGGTGAAGCAGGAAATAAATCAGTATCTAAAAAACCCGGTCTTGCTGTAGCCCGTCCAATGGGTGGCACAGCTAAAGAAGCCAAAGAACGGGTGATGCGTGAAACTAAAGTAATTGGCAAGGGTGCCCGTGGTGAGGATATCTATGGCACTACGGAAATGCAGTTGAAGAAGGGGCCGACTAAAGAAGAACAAAGGGCAGCAGGTAAAAAGCCAGTATCACGTGCAGAAGCTTTAGCTTTCCGTGCTAGAGAAAAAAGTGAAAAAGAAGAAAGAATGTTGCGGGGTGCTTCATCCGCAACCAAAGACGGGGACATGGAAGAGTTTTTTAACTCTCTTCCCGGTGGCGAAAAAAGGCTAATTATCAATGCTTCAAAAAATGAAAAGCCGTGGACAACTTCTTACGGACGTGCAATATTAGGACAACGTATGGATGATGCGGCTAAAACTGCAGCTTATTTACGTGAACCATACAACAAAGGCGGCGTAGCTACAAAAGGAAAAAGTATGCCACTCAAAAAAGGTAGCAGTCAAAAAACTATTAGCGAAAACATCAGCCGTATGGTGAAGAAAGAAAAGCTGCCACAGAAGCAGGCTGTTGCCATTGCCTTGAGTAAAGCCAAGAAAGCCAAGAAGAAGTGACACAAGCACTAAACCCTAGGCTCAAGAGTGTTGGGGTAAACTTGGTTGCCAACACGGCAACTGATGTTTATGTTTGTCCCAGCAACTTTACTGCCAAGGTAGATCTTATATTTGTGGCAAACAATACCAATGGCAATAAGACGATTACCATTGAGTGGTATGACTACACCAATGGCGTTACTTACTCCATTGCTCCTGGGTACATTGTGTCTTCTTACAACTTTTTACAATTAAGTGATGGGTATTTAATTATGAACTCGGGTGACAAGTTGATCTTTACTTCAGAATCAGGATCTACAATGTCAGCAATTGTTTCTGTGTCAGAGTACTTTGATCCGGCGAATGCAAATGTCACCTAAACCTAAAACGAAATCGAGAGTCAATGAGGCTGGGGTCTACACTAAGCCATCTCTACGTAAGTCCATATTCGAAAGAATTAAGGCGGGTGACAAAGGTGGAGCACCTGGGCAGTGGTCTGCCAGAAAAGCACAAATGGTCGCAAAAGAATACAAAGCCAAAGGTGGGGGATACAAAAGTTGAAGCCCACCCAAAAAAGTCTTAAGAAGTGGACAGAACAAAAGTGGAGAACTAAGAGTGGAAAGCCCTCAACTCAAGGCCCGAGCGCAACGGGTGAGAGATACTTACCTGAGAAGGCTATTAAGGCTTTGTCTGATGCGGAGTATAAAGCGACAACCGCCGCAAAACGTGCGGGGAAAAAGCAGGGAAAGCAATTTGTAAGCCAACCGAAGGCAATTGCTAAGAAGGTTCGACCTTATAGAAAAACAGGATAAATCATGGCTAGGCAATTAACAGAACGACAGCAGAAGTTTTTAGATGTGCTCTTTGATGAGGCACATGGTGACGTACGCCGTGCCAAGGAGTTGGCAGGCTACGCTGATTCTGTTCGTGTTCCAGAAGTAATCAAAGGTATCAAAGAAGAGATTCTAGAAGCAACCCAGATGTACATGGCCCACAATGCACCACGTGCTGCTATGTCTCTGGTTGGTGGTATGATTGATCCCACAGAGTTGGGATTGCGTGATAAACTAAACGCTGCCAAGGATCTGTTGGATCGTGTTGGTTTGGTTAAGACTGAGAAGGTTCAGGTCGAATCTAGCAATGGATTGATGATCCTTCCACCGAAAGAAAAAGAACAAGACGAAGAATGAAGTTTGAACGTAGGACGAGTGCTGGTAAATTCATCCTACCTCAACCCAAGTCGGCAAGAGATTCGGGAGAATACGTACCAATCCCAATGTTGTCTAGGTATGGTAAAGTTCCGTTTGGGTATGAGTTGAGGGATGGAGATAAGTTTTTACTGTATCCCATAGCACACGAGTTAGAGGCTTTAGAAAAAGCCAAAGGCTATTTAAAAAGATATTCTTCCAGGCATGTAGCAGCTTGGCTTACCAAGGTAACTGGACGAAGTATCTCTCACACAGGGTTGTTACAACGAGTTAGAGATGAGTACGACAAAAGGGCAAAAGCTGGCGCACTTAGGGGATGGGCCGCAAGGATCGAAAAGGCCATCGAACTCGCAGCTAAATATGAGAAAACAAAAGGCTACAAAGAAAAGCCAGCCCAAACCGCAGATACAGATTGAAGACATAGATGAACCACTGAGTAAAATTACTCAACATACTGAGCAAATCGAATTACCCCCGGGGATTGAAGAGCAGAACATCGTATTCAAGCCCAACCCCGGGCCTCAGTCAGTATTCTTAGCAGCAGCAGATAGAGAAGTTTTGTATGGTGGTGCAGCAGGAGGCGGTAAATCGTACGCCATGCTAGCTGACCCCTTGCGTTACATGGGCCATCCGCAGTTTAGTGGCCTATTGTTGCGTCATACGACAGAAGAATTGCGGGAACTGATCTGGAAAAGCCAGGAGATGTACCCAAAAATCTACCCAGGCATCAAGTGGTCAGAGAGAAAGATGCAATGGGTAACCCCGCAGGGTGGAAGATTGTGGTTTTCCTACCTTGATAGGGACGAAGATGTGCTGCGGTACCAGGGTTTGGCCTTTAGTTGGGTGGGATTTGACGAGTTAACCCAGTGGGCTACCCCGTTTGCATGGAATTATATGCGGTCTCGACTGCGTAGTACGGCTCCAGACCTGCCAATCTTCATGCGGGGTACTACAAACCCGGGTGGACCGGGGCATGCGTGGGTTAAAAAGATGTTTATTGACCCCTCTCCCCCAGGAAAAAGCTTCTGGGCTACGGATATTGAGACCGGAGAGACCCTTGTGTACCCACAGGGACACAGCAAAGCGGGTCAACCACTATTTAAACGCAGGTTTATCCCTGCATTACTGTCAGATAACCCCTATCTGTCTGCTCAAGGTGACTACGAGACAATGCTTTTGTCCCTACCTGAGCACCAAAGGAAGCAATTACTAGAAGGAAACTGGGATGTATCAGAAGGAGCGGCGTTTCCAGAGTTCAATCGGGCCATACACGTTGTTGACCCATTCGATATCCCCAAGAACTGGATCAAGTTTAGGGCGTGTGACTATGGCTATGGCTCTTATTCTGCTGTGCTGTGGTTTGCTGTCACTCCTGCTGAACAATTAATCGTATATAGAGAGTTGTACGTCAGCAAAGTGCTGGCAAAAGACTTGGCTAGGATGGTGATGGAGGTAGAAGCAGGCGATGGGCAGATGCGCTACGGTGTATTGGACTCAAGCTGCTGGCATAAGCGTGGAGATACCGGCCCATCCCTAGCAGAGCAGATGATTTCGGAAGGATGTAGGTGGAGACCATCGGATAGATCGGCTGGTTCCCGTGTGGCAGGCAAGAATGAGGTACACCGTAGGCTACAGGTAGACGAATTTACAGAAGAGCCACGGTTAATTTTCTTTAGTAACTGTACCAACCTCATATCGCAGCTACCAATCCTGCCATTGGACAAGAGTAACCCGGAAGACATCGATACCAAGGTTAACTTTGACCACTTATATGATGCACTGCGGTATGGTATAATGAGTCGGCCTAGATTTAGTGTGTTTGATTACGATCCTGCTAACTCTAGACCCAATAGATTTGTACCTGCCGATCCAACCATGGGGTATTAAAGGAAAAGATGGAAAA